GTTTCCGGGTCCATACGGCAGGATAATAGATCCTGACGAACTCCATCTTCCGAAAGACTTATATGAATCTTCATCATCGACTATGAATCCTTTGTTTTCGCGGCGCATGGTAGCGCCAGTGATGTTGTAACAAGTGTGAACTTTATTCTCGGGTGAGACTTCGATATCCAAGAAGTTTGATACTAGTTTATCAAGTTTCTTGTAGCGCATGATGAGAGACAATGCAGGATGTTTGCAAGTTCTCTCAAGGTTTGCAAGGGCAGTGGCGTCAGTGGTAACTGTGCGGGCATCATTTGCAGACTTCCGTCTTTTATACTGCACTGGAAGTCCAAGGTCAATATAAAGGAGCTGCTGCATTTGCTTTGGGGAGCGCATGTTGACGTCGCGCTTGAGGATGCGGTTGAGGCCTTCTTGAATTTCATCCATTTCCTCCTGGGAGTAGCACGCAATCTTCTGGCGTTGGTCCTCGTCTACTATGAGGCCTTGAAGCTGGAGCATGATTGCGGGGTAGATCTGGGACATTTCAAAGTGGAATACCTCTTGAAGTCCCTGACCTTCTAACTCGGCCTGAAGGCCTTGGTAAATGCCGAAGGTGTTGGCGCAGTCAGCAGCGTTGTAAAGGCCGTTGTCTTCGGTTGAAGTGTGTTTCCAGGCTGGGACATTGAGCAGTACTGATGAGAGGTAAGCAAGACTGCGCGGGGTTTCTGGCCAACATACATGAGCTGCGATATGGGTGTCGAAGAAGAGTTTCTTTGGGAGAATTCCTACGTGGTGGAAGATGTCAGCGATGTCGAAACTACCATTCTGGAGGATTACTGGGCAATTATCAAGGACGTTGGAAACGGAGTTCCAAAACTCTACTTCGTCGGAGGTTGAGTATTTTGGGTAGATGCCGTTGAGTATCCCAATAGACATACCAAAGTTGGCGTTGTGAGAAAACCCTACTCGATGGGTATGACAACGGTTGCCTGTGGTTTCGATGTCGAAAGCAACAGGACACTGTTGTTCAGCGAGGAAGGTGCAATATTTAATCCACTCATCGAGAGTGGCGTCTGGGATGAGGACACGATTGTCAGGAGGCATTTCCGGGGTAGCACTCTCACGAACGGCTTTGCGGAGATCCATGACTACTGTAAAGGATGCCTTCCAATTCTCCATGACGTACCTGGGGTGGTAAGTGGGGAGGACCTTTACACCTGGAACGAGATTGGACTCACAAAGGTACCCGCGAAATACAGAGATTTTATCGAGACCAGTAAGTGCCCACAGGGCGGTGCGACCCAGGGCTATTACGATATTGGGCTTAAAGGTTGTAATGTCAGAGACAAGCATTTCCATCCACTCCCGAAGCATGGGCTTTGGGACTGTACGGTTGCGGTCTTCGAAGTAAAGGCCGATGTTATTTCCTGGAGGTTGCTGACGCGCGACGTTTGTGAGGAGGCATGACTGCCTATGCAGTCCCGCCGCAGAAAGCAGCTGGTTGAGAGTCCTTCCAGAAGAACCAGCAAAGGGTTCTCCTGAAAGCTGTTCCTCTCGCCCAGGGGCTTCGCCAACGAGCATAACGCGAGCGTTGGCAGGGCCGACTGTGTTTACGAGGTTTAGCATAGGGTACTCCTAGCACATTGCGTTAATGAGTTGCTGATTACGGGACCATTCAAGAAGCCTTTCGAGTGTTACGTTGTAGGATTCTTCAAGTATGTCGCAACCCTTGACAAAGCATTGTTCGATACAAGCGGCTTCGATTGTGGAGCCTGAGCCCATGAAGGGGTCGACTACTAACGATCCCGGGAGAGCCACTCTTTGAAGAAGGTTTCGCAAGAGAGCGATGGGTTTTTCAGTAGGATGTCTTTTAGCGCCTGCCGTAATTGGCTGACACTCGATCCAATCTGGTTGTCCTTGTCTGACGAGGGTAGAGTCAACTCGTCTGGCGTAGAGCAGTGTTTCGTAGCAAGAGGCTGGCCAAGCGTGGGGAACGTTACACTGTCCGACTTCACGTTTGATCCAGATGATGGGTTTGACATAGCAGAGCCATCCAACGGACTTGAACATTTCTCTGACTGTCCAAAAGAATTCTGGGCCGCAGAATATAAAAGCGTGGGAAGATGGCTTCGTAAAAACGATACTTCTTTCTGCAAGCTCTCGATAGAGAGCCAAAGCCCTTTCGGTACTGTCATCGAATTTGAAACCAGCCGAGTTAGTTCCTCCCGTAATACCTCCAGTTGATGTTGCAATTTTATCAATCTCAATTCCGTATGGCGGATCTGTGAGGAGGATGTCGACACTTTCTGGTTCGAGTTTTTCGTAGAACTCTTGCGCCGACATTTGAAAAATTTCATAAGGTTGAGCAGAGTTCTCTGTAAGTGTAGCGAGTTCTTGTTTGTAGCTTTCAGACTTTGCCGCCCGTGTCGCAACACTCTCAATAGCCTTGACTGCTTTTTTAATTTCGGAAGCTTTTTTGCAGTTCTTAAGCTCTGGGAACTTCTCCACTGCCTCTGCAAGAGAAAGCGCCTCAATGACTTTGGCTTTTGACTTGCCAAGGAGGTTAGCAGTATCTTGAAGTGTATGTCCTCCTTTGCGTCCTGAAGTAGCTTCTCCAAATCTCTGTTGCTTAAGATTGTGCAACTCGGCAATAGCTTTGAATTCCTCTGCCGGTGTGAATTGTTTACGCTGGATGTTTTCTTCAATTTCCAACTCCCGCATTGTCAGCGAATCAACTGCATCGTTGAAGATACAAAGGACGTCTATCTGCGCTTTTAAGCACGCGGCAAGACGGCGACCACCTGCAATTAACTCCATGTCATTGTTGACTACAATAGGCTGGAGCTGACCCTTTTGAACCAACGACAACGCCAGCTCGTCAACATCTCCCATTTCCTCTCGAAAGCGCGGAAGGTCTTTGTTGACTTTGATATTGAAAGGACTAGTGGAAAATACTTTCTGTACCGATTCAAGTTCTGTCATTAGAAGTTCTCCCAGTGAGTATTATAGAAAATAATTTCAGGTGAAGGGTGGATGCAATTCTTAAACCAATCGAGTTCTTTTTTGATACCAACTGATTCTTCCCACCCCGGCATCTGAAAGACAACCGCATGTGTAGCTTGCCTCATGAAAGTGAGGTTGATATTCCACCAGTAGCCAACATCGCGTGGAAGTGTAATGGAGCGCATCGCAACCTGGTGGTAGTGTACAACTGGAGAAAAGAAAATATAATCATTGAAGTCAAACTTTTCCATCAGTTGTGCAATTCCACAAGCTGTCATGTGCGCCCGGAGGTTCATCTCGGTTTCGCTTTTACTGGTGTAAGGAGAAAGAACATAAGCAAACTTCATACAACTTACTCCAAGGTTTTAAGAGCTTTTAAGGATATACCAAGCTGCTTTAGCAGTGCCTTTTCCTCTTTTGAAAGTTTTGCCTTTGGGGTTTTTGGTTCAAGGGTTTTCTTCTTCCGCGTTTTCTTATCAGGAATTGGGGAGTCAAGTTCTTTAAAACGCTTTGCACGATAGGCTGCGATGTGTGCGTGGCGTTCAGCTTCTGCGATTGTGTTGTAATTAGGACGGATCTGATGGAGTAGCATCTTTCACCTCCATTCTCATTTGATTGTATTTCATAGCCTTTGCGAGGTCAACATCACCAGCACCAACCATGTGTGAATCTTTAAATCCGGCGCGAAGGCGATACTTAATTTCGTTGCCTTGGCAATAAGCTTTATACCCTTCATCGCCTAGAGTAAATCGAATGATGTCTTTTACTTCCTTTGAAAATTGCTGATAATGATTTGGGGAATTAACGCTGTCGCTCATATCACTTTCCCTCCATGCCGATGCGGACGAGTTTTGTTATACTCATGTTTCAGCTCGATGATATGCTCAAGATCAACCTTATGAGCCCCAGCCAAATCAAGAATACGAATAACAGCATCAGCCACCTCGACCCAAAAACCTTCAGGTTTTCCACCAGCGCCGAGATAAGTATCCATCCGTTGAACACGATAGTCCTCCGTGGCTTCTGCAAGTTCAGTAATAATGAGAAGCAGCTTTTCAGGAATAAGGGCAAGTTTTTCTTCAGGCGTGGTAGCGTTATCCCACCACCCGTGAAGGACAGCGTTTTCATGAATAGCATCTTCCCAACAACGAATTGTCTTGGACATTATTTCTCCTTACATTAGGTAAAAGAAAGGACCGAGAACCTTTCGATTCCCGGCCCATTCCAGAAAGGTCAAAAAGTGACTTTTCTTACGACGCCGGGTTAGGCCTCGGCCTTGATGGACTTGATGTCGTTGAAGATCTTGCCTTCGTATTCGCGAAGGGTGACGACGATGATGCAGCGGATGCCGACCCACTCGTGATTCAGAAGAGCGTCCTGGATCGCCTTGGGGGTGCTCATGTCGATGCGCATGTCGTCAGCGAAGCGCTTCATCATGTTGATCTTGGTCTGACGTTTCGTGGCCTTGCCAGAGGAGTTCGGGATGTTCTCATCACCGGGCTTGGGAAGCCAGTTCTTGTAGATGAGAGTAGCACCGTCAACCGGGGTCTCACCGTCGGACATGACAGCTTCGTTACCGTCGAGTACCAGCTTCCAGCAGATGGTTCCCTTCTCCGCGTCGTACCAGACCTTGGTGACGTTGGCGTAGTAAGTGGAAGCAGGAACAATAGGATCTTCCTTGTACTCGTCTTCGAGGTTGAAATCGGTATCGAAGTCTGCAACAGCGCCTTCACCGGGGACACCAGGATAATCGAAATCGCCAGGCTTGGGGGTAGTCATGATAATGCTCCTTGAGTAGTGGTTGTAAGTTGTAAGTTGTAAGTGGTAAGTTTACAGTTACTTCTTGTTGAGTTGGGCGTTGGACTTGGACGCGGTATTTGCCAAGTTCATGATCTCGTTGAAGTCGTTGGGAACGTAGTCTGGGAGGAGACGCTCCTTTCCGCTGATGCGCGACCGCGCTGCAAAGAAGCCTTTAGGAACTGTCTGGAGGTAAAACTCCGTTCCGGTGTTCTTTGTCTTTGTAGTAGCGAAGTAGACTTCATCAAAGAGACCAGGAATTTTAATGGAAAGCTGACCAGTTAACAGGGGACGCGCATCAATTACAGCCCCGCTTTCGGCATCTGTAACGATGTCAATGTGGGCAGTGAGAACAAGGTTACACGGAAGGTTTACGAACTTTTGGATGCGACCTTCGACAAGGTTGCGTACCATCTGATAATGGACGTTCCAAAGGGGACCACCGGTCTGGGATCGCTTAGGGTCAAGCATCATAGCTCGTTCCATTGCGAGGTCAGTGAGAGTGGACGCGCTGTCGAAGATGACGGTTTTGTATTTCCCTGCGAGGACATCTTTTTCTACCTGAGCGAAAACTTTCTCGAATTCAACCCAGCCCTTTGCGGTGAGCGGAAACTGTTCGTAGTCTACATCTTTGCCGCGGTAAGTGAGGGCTCCTTTGTCGAAGTCGAAAAGGAACGCGGGCTCAGGGAATGTAGAGGCGAATACACTTTTGCCTGTACCAGCCTTGCCGATTACCATACACTTCAAGAATGTGGTATCGGCTGTGAGATCTTTACACGACGGCATAGACTACCTCCTTAACGGTGTTCTTCACGTCCCAGGGAATGTTAACAAAGTGGTCAAGGTG